GTCCCCCCACTTTCGAACAGCCCTAGCAACCCGACAACCAAAGGGACCATGCCCAGCCCGCTCTCCAGGACGGTGGTTACGATTGCCTCTGGGGTGATGCCGCCGCCGCTGGTTGTGCTCGCGGAGGAATTGCTATTGCCGCTCGCGGGCTGCGCCTCGGTGCTGCCCTGGAGCTGGCCGAGCTGCTTCACCGTGTCGCTCAGGGAGGCCGCAATCTCCTCGCCGCTGTCGAGCGCCCCACCCAGGTTGGAATCCTGTTGCCCCGATACCCCGACGAAGGTTTCGTAGAGCTTATCTTGTATTGTGCTGGCCATCGTTCATCCCCGCGGTAAGCGCCCTTTCGAGAATCACGAACGCTTCCACTTGCCGCGCGCTCAGTTCCGCAAAATCCATCCCCCGCAGCCGGCGCCGCACGAAGAACTCCTCCACCAGCGTCTGGCTCTCAGCCGTGATATACGGTTTCGGACAGGTTCTGAGCGACACATCCCGTCTGGCCCAGACCAGCGGCGCGTCGGCGTCCTCGCCCATCCCCAGCCACCCGCACCGGCGCTTCTTCTCCAGGCCGGACTTCCGGCAGACGTCGCACTTCCAACCGGCCTGGTTGGAGAATTGAAAGTGGAAGGCGACAATCAGTTTTTTCGTTCCGCCTCGGTCAGTCCCGTCTCTGCCCGCACCGCCGCCAGCGCTTCCCGGAAGAGGTTCTCCGGCCCCGCCTCCGCCAGCAGTTCGGGTGTGGCGCCCGACCCGTCCAGCTCCAGCCCCGATACCGCCCGCAGTCCCCATGTCAGGAACAGCCGGTCGATCTCCGTCTGCAGCAGCGCCGCGTCCATCTTGTCGCCCGGCGCCCGGCCGGCCTCCAGGAACTCGATTCGCCGGGCCAGTTCCCGCACCCGGCGCATCAGCTCCACGCGGCGCCCGAATGAGATCTTCGCCAGTGTGAAAGTCACCCCGCGCGCGACTTGCGACTCCACGGTCCTTACGCTTTCGTATGTCATGATTATGCGAACGCCACCGCGATCTCGTCGTCCACCGTGCCCTGCGCGCGCGATTGCCGGAACTTCCACCGCAGCCGGTTCTGGCCGTCGTCGAACTCCGGCACCTCGGGAATCACGCTCTGCAGGTACACGCCCATGACCTGTCCCTCCGCCACGCCCAACTGAAACATGACGCTGATCGGCGACTGCTGCCTGGCTGCCTGATAGAGCGCCTTAGTCGCGTCGTCGTCCTGGCTGAAGAGCTCGAAAGCCGCCGTCACGGACCGCTGGCCCGGAGAAATGCTGCGCGGCAGGTTCGATCCGAACTCCTTGGATCGCGTGTCCAGTTGGTTCTTGAGGACGATGGATGCGCTGGTGATGGTGAGGAACTGCGACGGCGAAGTTCCCAGCCACGCCTGGCCCATGTTCCCCGGCACAATCGAATAGTCGAATGCGGCCAGTTCCGGCTCCGCCGGAAAGCTTTCAAGCTGTCCAGCGTTGGCGGAGGAAAAGCTGCTGCTGTCGAGCACGTCCTGCGCCAGGCCGCTGAAGTGGAACTCGTGGTAATCGCCGTTCACCTGAATTTCCATCTGGTCGACGGCCGCCCCGCACAACAGCCTCTGCACCGTCGTCGCCGGGCTCCAGTAGTCGAATATGCTGGCGCTCGGCAGTTCCGTGGCGGGCATATAGGTGACTGCGGCGCCCAGCGCCGTGCCGGTCCCGGGCAGGATGGTAAACGGCGCGTTCAGTTGCACCGTGTTGGGGTCCACGATGGCGGCCACGAACCGGATCTCCCCGGCGCATGAGACCGCCTGCCCCGCGCCGAGCCCGTGCGGCGCTCCGAACCCCAGCCTTCCGCCAGCCGTGCTGGATGCCGCGGTCCCGCCGGCGAACTCGAGCGGCGCGCCCCCTAGTGCCGCCTGAAAGAGCGGGCCATATCCCGGGTTTCCCGCCGTTTTCTGCCAGCTCGTCATGTATGTCTGCAGTTCGAAATTCGTCTGCCGCCTGCCGCCAGGCGCCAGGCCGGAAAACGTCCGGCTGCCCGTCTTGTCCTTCCGCTGCGCGGCCTCGAGTTTCTGCTGAACCGTCAGCTTCAGAGCCGGGATGCGGTGGCCGGATGTGATCGATCCCACCTGGCCGAAGTTGCTTTCCAGCGCCGTGTAGAACCGGTTTGCGTTAGAGGAAATATAAGAAGGCATGCTAGTTTTTGCTCACTCCAATCTCGAATGTGACTTTCGCCACCTGAATGAAATTCTTCCCGCCTTGCTTGACGGCTCCGAAGGACGCTTCGTACCCGCCGCCGTAAAACATCCCATCGCCCCAATCGCCGCGATTCGCGGCCAGCACCTGTGTCGCGGCGTCCGTGTAGAGCTGCAGACTGTCCTGGAGCCCCTCCAGCCGGTCCTGGGAATGCCGAATCTCGATGGTCATCTGAGCCGTGCCGGAGAATGTCCGAAACTTCTCCGTCAAACGGTTCGTCACCTTCTCGCAGTACACGTGCACCACTGGGTACTTCACCATGCTGCCGCGTTCGGCCAGGTCCGCCGCCACGTTCTGCGCGCGTACTTGAGCCATGTCCAGCGGACCGGCCAGCGCCTGGTCCGCTTGCGTGAGTGCGGCCAGGCTCGAATTCAAGCCGCTGGCGCCCGTGATGAGTTGCATCACCTGGGCCGTTGTTGCGCTTCCGATCGTCGCCGTCATTAGCCCCTCTGGATCACCCGTGGAACCGGCTTCAGATAGGTGGGGAGTTGCCCTGCTCCCGGCGGCCGCCCCGCCGCCACAGCCGCCGGCTGCAACCACGTCTGCACGGTGGCGATAGGCGATCCGTTTTGCACCGCCATCGAATCGGGACCGGCGCCTACATAGACGTTCCACCCCGCCGCGGTTTTGGGCGGAGCGCCTGCCGGCTGGACCAGCAGCGAGCTTCCCGAGGTCGTGACGGTTGCCGGCAGGGCGCACGCCCCTTCTTCGCCCGCGGAGTTGACCCAGGCCACAGTCACGTAGTAAGTTCCGTCCGGCAGCGGAGTGCCCGGCGCCGGGGCCGCCGCTGCCGTCACTGTTGGAGTCGCCGCTTGCGGCACCGGGACCGACGCCACGCCGATACCGGCCAGAACCAGCGTCTCGTACGCCCACTTCGCGCTTAAGTGGAACTGGTCGCGCTTGCCCGCGTAGCGGTCGTTCAACTGGCTGTTGTACGCGTCGCTGTACACCATTTCCAGACTGCGAAATGTGTGCCACAGCTTCAGCGCCGGCGTCACCACCACGCTGCCGATGTGCGGCTGAGGCGCAAGCCAGAACAACTGGTCCACGTAGCTCAACCGGGTCAAGAGCGCGTTCAGCTCCAGGGTGAGTTCGTCCTGGGCCAGAGCCAGTTTCTGGCTCACATCGATTCCCTCGACGCTGGCCACGTCGAGAAGTTGCGAGTCGTGCGCCGCCAGGTCTTCCATCGACGAAGCGGGACCGTCTATGAACAGAGCCATGGTTGTTCGCCTAGTCTTTCGAGGACTTCGAAGCGCCCTTCAGCCTGTTCAGTTCCGTGGCCGACAGCACTGTGAACTGCACTTTGGCCGCCGCCGCCGCCTGATCGGCTACCCGCTTGGCTTCCGCTTGCACCGCCTGGAACGCCATCGCTTCCTCGGCGGTAGCCAGGCGCGCGACGCCTTCCACCAGCATCTTGGCGGCGATTCCGGGCGTCACTTCCGTCAGGACTCCCGGCTTTCCGCCGTCCGCCGTCTCATTGCTCACCACGACCGGAAACGCCTCCGTAATCTTTGATTCCATGTCGCGAATCTTCTGGTAATAGAGCTTCAGATCCATCGATTCCTCCCGAATGAAACAGGGGCGAGGCGTAGCTCGCCCCCCAAAAAGCCTTCAGCCGGCAGCGGTCAGCTTTCAGCAACACCTGCGCGGCTACCGCTGATCGCTGATCGCTGAGAGCTGAAAGCTAGGTGTTGACTTGCACGCCCGAGCTGTTGCGCAGGACGCCACAGCCGTACAGCACGTCCACCGTGAACTGCTGCGCCAGCGTATTCGGCTGGTAGCTCATCACCACGCGCATACCGAAGTTGCCCAACTCCGCGTATTCCGCGATGGCGCCGGTTCCGGGCAGCGGCTGCGGCAGCCGCCGGATCACTAGGCCGAGTGCGTCCTTGGTGAACGCCATGTTGTGGGTGGTCACCGTGGTGGTGCCCGTCTTCTGTACGAACTGCGAGCGGAAGACGAAGAAGTCTTTGATCTTCCCGATTGTGCCTTCGACGATGGCGCGCAGGCCCGCTTCGCCCGAATTCTGGAATTCGCTGAAGCGCGGAATCTGCCGCCAGGTCGAATAGGTCGCCGCGTCCACCACAATGAACTTCTGCTCTTGCGGCGGAACCTTCGCCAGGAACAGCGCAGTCTCCGCCGCGTCGATGACGGCTTCCGTGATGGGTGTCGCCGGTGTCCCCACCGGGGTGTTGGTCGTGAAACCGCCGTACAGGCTCAGAAGGTCGCTCTCCATTCTCTGAGCGATCGCGGCCACCGACGGCTGCATGTAAATCTTGAGCAGGTCCGGGACCGCCAGCACCTTGGTCACGTCTGGAATCTGGAAGGTCGCTTCCACGTGCGTATTGAGCACGATCTGCGCGTTTCCCAGACTGGGGTTTTGCGTTTGCACCGCGTAACCCTCGAGGATGTTGTTGGCCAACATCGTGGGGGGTATCGGTATGTTTACCGTGTCGCCGGAATTCGCCAGCACGGGTTCGTAATCGCGATTCACCAGGTTCCCCATGACGAGGTTCCCGACCAGCACCGGCAATGCGTCCGCCGCCACCAGCTTGACAATCGCGCTTGCGACGTTAGTTGAGGTAATAGCTGCCATTCGTTCTCCTTGAGTTGGTTGTTCTTGCCGGCCGTTTGTGTTTGGGCCGGTTGTTGCTACAGGCCCCGAAGGGTCTGCGACGCCACGCGCACGATTTCTTCTCGTACCCGTTGCATCTCTTCCGCGCTCATGCCCGGGCGGATCTGTTCGATGCTCACCGTTTCTCTGCCCGTGGAGGGCGCTTTGAAGGTCGCGGTCATCCCGGATCCTCCGGCAATGCGAGCCGGCAGAAACTCCGGATTCTCATTCACAAACGCCACCAGGTGTTCCTTCAACGGCGTTTCGCCGGCCTCGCTCCGGGCCACCAGCCGCCCGTCCTCGGTCCGCACGATCCCGTCCTGCACAGCCTTGAACGCAAGGTCGATCTTGGCCACGCCCAGCCGCTGCAGTTCGGCTCTCACGGCCGAGCTTCGCTCCGCTTCCGCGGCGATCTGGCGGCTGCGCTTGTTCTCCGCCACCAACTCGTTCAGCCTGCGCTCCAGTTGCTCCCTGCGCTTGCGCTCCTCCTGCAGTTCCGCCTTGTAAGCCGGCTCATTCTTGGACTGCTCGTTGGTCACGAACTCCTGGATTGCCTGCCGCACGATCGCTTGAACGTCGATGCCTTCCATATGCCTCCTAAGAAATTCCCTCTGCGTACTTCATCCGATCGATCTCTTCCGCCACCTGGTTTTTGACTTCCTGCCGCGCATCGCTCAGGTATTTCAAAGCCAGCTTCTTGAAAACCTGCTTCTTCAACGTCTCCGAACCGATCCCCAGATTCAGCAGCTTCTGGGCGTCGTCCAACTCCGTGCTGAGATCGTCGATGTCGAACTCGTCCAGCCCCGAGACGGCGATGGAAATCCCGTCCTGCCGCGCGGCCGCGATGGCCCACAAGACCTGCTTCATGGTGTCTTTCACGACATCGCCGTACCCGCGCAGCACCTCCTGCGTAGTATTGAAGTCCAGTTGCTTGCTCAGCCCCGACTGCCGGCCTCCGCCGCTCGATGATCCGGCCTGGATCATCAGGTAGCAAACGCGGTAGATTTCGTCCTTCAACTGGTTCAGGTTGTCGGCCGCGATCTGATAGACCTTTCCCTCTGGCTCCGTCCATCCGAACCGGTCATCGTGCCCGAGCTGGATGTAATAGGACTCGCCGACAATTTGTTTGAACTCCCGGTCCGAATAGACCACCGGACTGGCGAACAGGCCCATGGTCAGGGCCCACGAAAGCGCGTTGGACTTGTTGAAGTGCTCGAGTTGCAGAAGCGCGGCCTTGTTCAGCAGCCACAGTCCATCCGACACCTTCATCTGAAACATGGGCACCCGCCGCAGCGACGCCAGCCCGTGCCGCCCCTCAGCCATCAGCTCGATGGGGCTCGACTCGCCCGCCTTGCGGTACATCCGGAAGTTTTCGCGGTCGTAGTAGATCCAGCGCATTTCCCGCTCCCATTTCGCATCCGTGATTTTGGATTGTTGCAGGCAGGAGGTGCGGATCACCGCCCACTCCAGCCCGCCCGATGGGTCGTAGTTCCAGTTGATGACCTCATCCGCCCCGTAGTCCACCAGATAGGCTCGCGATCGTCCCGAAGCGTCCTCTTCCGCCCG